ATCTTAAACTTTTAGATGGTCGCCCAGTCGTTCTTATTAAATATCATAAAATCAAAAGCCGCGTTATTTGCGCTTGCATCATCGGACATACCGATTTTAATAGAGTTGGTAGCCCTTGTTAGTAGCGTAGGTTTTCCCCACGATTTACTACTGCCTTCTACGCTGCCTACACCGTTAAGTATTACCCCCACATCGTCAGCAGATGAAAACCAATTAGTAGGCATACTTATAGTATATTCCCCCTCTGCGGGGTGTGTAGCTGTTAGCTTGCTGCCGTCAAATGTTTTGGCCGTAATGCCGCCGTTAGAAGTTACGTGACCCATCGCTAAAATTTTAAGGCCCCGCCCGTATCTGTATGCGGTCATTAAGTCGGTTCGCTTTAATACTATCCAGCCGTAAAACTGCGTAGGGGTTCCGTAGCCTAATAGCTCTATCGCTTCGCGTGAAAATTGTAGCTCACTTTTGCGTATTCCGTCCTCGTAAAAATATTTTCCGGTCGGTGCGCTAATGGCTCCAATTCCTTGCGCTGTGCTGCTTCCCCATTTGTAATTAACGATAGTGATACGCCGGCCGCTTTGTTCTACGTCCCACGGCATACTATACACGTCTATCCAGGTACCGCCGTTACTTATCATAACTACATTATCGCTATAATCGGTATCTATGCTGTCGTTAGCATACGTAAACGGGTTCCTAACAGAGCCTTTAATTTTTACATTTTCAAAAGTGCCATTTTTGCAAATTACGTTACCGTCCTTTGCTTGGAAAACTATGTTACCGCTCGCGTCTTTCATATCTATGGCCTCTACACCTAAATTTTTAACCAGTGCGTAGGTGGCCAGTAGAATTTTAGATGCTACCAGCTCTATTTTATCGCCCAGCTGCCAGTACTTGTTATTGTTGGCCGCTGTGCTTCCGGGGTAGTTATCCGCGGTTTTCGTATGGCTTTTAATGCAGCTGTAGTAATTATCTTTGTAAATAACCACGTCTTTCCAGCTGTCACCATCGCCGCCCGCTTGGAAACTATACCCGTTAGCGCAGTCGCTCCACGCTTGCGGGCCTCGTAGGGTCGCGCCCTGCTTTCCTTGCGCGCCATCTGCTACGGGCTGGATAGTTATAACGCTGTCATACTTCGCGCCTTTGTACGTGATAGTAAAGGGCAAAGAAATAGCCGTAGTGCTGGTAGGGGTAATCATAATAACGAAATAAAACTTTCCGCTTTCTACCCTAAACGTCCACTTATACGCGGAACTCGTCGGCAAAGTAGAGCAAAGCATATTACCGTCGGTCTCGTCGTTATAGCCTATAAGCCTGCCGCCATCGTATAAGGCTACCTGCACGCGCAAAGTACTGCTAACGCCTACCTTTGGGGTAAGCGCAGCGGGCAGCAGGGAAATGGTTATACCATTATCCCCCGCGTCGCCCTTATCGCCTTTACGGATAAACTTTACTACTTGTGTCTTGGTTACTCCCATAGCTATTTAACGCTGGTTATAGTTACCGATACGTCGCCGCCAGCCTGCACACAGTGCGCGCGCGTTACGGTTTGGCTGGTCTTTGGTGTTGTTCGGTCGCTGTTGAGGTAAACGCCTGCTGCGTCTTTCAGCACAAAATAAAACTGCGTATCTAACGCTTTTGTACTGGTTCCTCGCGTAACTACTACCGGGGTGTAGGTAACTTGCCCGTTACCGCTGGTGTCCTCGGTTATAGCCTCGTCCGCGGGGTTCGGGTGCGGGTCTATATCGTAGGGGTCGCTTGCGTCCATTACGCCTTGAATATCGGTGCCAATCTCGGCACCAGCGCGCGATACGTGTACGCGGTACTCGCCGTAGGTGTTAATATCTGTACCGCTAACTGTAAGCGTCTGTGCGGTCTTACCTGCCAGTGTCTCCCAGCCAGTCGCGCCCATCTTCTCCCAAACGTATGTAAGGTCTTTAGATAGGGCCTTTCCGCTTTGGTAGGCCATAGCCTTTAATACGCAGCTGCCGCCCTTTGTAGTTATAACAAAGTTCTTGGTATCGCCTGCCACGATAGTAATACGGTAGCTGCTGCCCGTCGCCTGCTGGATAGGTATAGTATAGCTGGCTTGTATTTGGTCGCTCTGCGTGCCGTAGGAAATGGTAGCTACCATCTTAATAACGGCTGGCGCGAAGCCTGCCAGCTGCACAATATCTTTAAGGATTTGCAGGCCATAATACAACTGGTCGCCACTTGGTGCCACCTGCTTAAAGTAGCCGGCAAATACTCCGGTAGAAATACCGCCGCTAAATTCGATTTTTTGGCCATTAAAATAGTACTCCATACCGTCCGGGTCGGCCACTCCCTCAGCTACGCGGCTACTGGTACAGACGAAATATAAAACTGGCTGCATCGTGCCAAAGTTCGGGTAAATCGCTGTTACGTCGCTGCTGGTTCCCTCGTAGTCTTGGTATAGGTCGCCACTTGGCGACATAATAACCGCGGTATAGGTTCCCGCTTTGCTGATAAACTTAATAGTTCTGCTACAACTTGCTACGCTCATACCTTACTCGTTTTTATCGGTTTGTTCTTCTTTGGGCTGCGCGGGTTCTGCTGTCTCCTCACTTCCCTTTTCGCTCTCTGCTCCCTCTACCGCTTCCCCGGTGCCGCCGTTTCCTGCGCTATCACCTGCGGGCTGCTCGACTTCCGGGTTATCGGTATCGGTTTCTTTTTCGGGCTGCTTAACTACCACAATCTTAAACGCCTCATCGGTAGCCTCCGGTAGCTCGTGTATAACGATGCCGTCCTGCTCTTGGCGGGCTTCTCCTGCCAGTAGAGCTACGCCGCCGATACGCTCCAGTATCTCCGGCAGTTCGGTTAATCTTCCAAACGGCAAAATATCGGCCTGCCATAGCAGGTAATTACCGTCCTTTACTCGGTTTCTGTCACTCTCCAAATGTAGGTACTGCGCTACCTTTGGGTTTACCTTTATGTAACGTGCCATATCTTTATAACTTTATTAGTGAATAATCAATACTGAGCCGTCCGCGTCGCAGAATACCGCGCCGTCGGTGCCATCTGTAAACGCTCCTGCGTAACCTCTATCTTTTACGTCCAGTCCTACTACTGCGCCGTTACTGCTGTCCATAGCGGTAGTAGGGATAATCGGGGCCGCGCCGTGTCCAACCAGCGAATAACTGAGGCTGCCGCTAACCTTGTTAGTCGCGATATACCACAGCGGCAAAAGCTCCTTTTCAAAATCGGCTACATCGCTGTTATTAGTCTGCACTATCGCGGTAGGTGCTATCTCGCGGCTACCTGCTGGTATGTTATAAGGCACTCCCGCTAAATCAAACTCATAGGCAGGCAGTCTGCGGATAAATACCGCCTCTGCCATCGGTGTAGCGTCGTTAAGGGCTACGCTGGCAGGGTCTCCAGTGGCCGAATACTTAACACGGCAGCGTATATGCCGCTCGCTACCCATAAGCCAGCGGTTAATCGTGATGCTGTCGCCACCCGTCTGCAAATCGTAGTCCAGTACGGTATCGTCTCCCGCGGTTCTCCACGTTCCCGCCTCGTCCTGCACTTCCCAAACCAGCACGTATTTACTTGCCTCGCATTTGTTCGGGCCTACCCACACGGTAGCCCTAACGGTCTGCTCGGCCTTATCGCTTAACGGGTTGTAGATAGTCTGCTGCGCGCAATCAAGCTCCACGCGGATAACGTCGGCCGCGTCGCTACAGTCCAGCATATAGCTACCTTGTATAACCATAATTTGCCCGTTACGGTTGTCTGTGTACTCCGCGTAATAGGCCAGTGTTATAGGGCTTTTAGGCTGCGCGTTCTTCTTTACCTTGATACGGCCAGCATCGCTGCCGCTGGTGGTAATCTCGTAGTCTGTGTTACCATCAGCTATAAGCGTCTTTCTGCCGCCTACAATCTCGTACCAGCGGACGTTAGTAAGCTGGTGGTTTACCCTGCCAGCTGTTACTATCTCGTCCTTATCCAGTATGGAAACCACGGGCTGTAAGATAAACGGCGTTAGCGTATAGTCCGGGGTAAATTCCCCAGTATGCGCGTTATAATTCTGCTTATCCGGTACGCTGCCCTCCACAGCAAACGAAATCTGTAGCTGTAGCGGTTTCCAGTTAAAATCAAATCTTCTTGTTTTCATTTGCTAAACCTTTCTACTAATACTCAAAAATCGCGCTTTCGGTACCCGCTTCTCGGCCTTGGCCGTCTCGCAAAGTAACGGTAGCTATAAATTTTAGGGTTCTCGGCATATACCCGTTAAGGTCGCAGTCTGCTATAGTAAGGTCTATAGACTTGCCAGCGTTGGCCCTTTTTAACGCCCACGCGTTATCTGAGGCTACGCGCTCGTTACCTTTAGCGTCCTCGCTGTAACGCGTCCACTGCACATCTGCGGGCAGTATATCGTCTGTAATATCCATATTATACAGCCGTGCGATAATGGTAAGCGTAAGCGCGAAGCGGTCGGGGTCGAATATATAGTCTGTATCTGCAAACTCTACCGTAAACTGCGGGTTTCCCTCTACCATCGCCCAGTCGGTATTATTCCACGCGGGCGCGGTCTTGGTTCCGGTCTTGGCGCATCGCCATTTGCAGCCCATATACCAAACGTCGCTAATCTCATAACGGCCAGTATCGGGGTTAATGGCCTCGCAGTAGTAGTTAGCCGTGGCGTCCCACTGCCCGCGGTCTATAACCTCGCTAACTGGCCGGCCTTGATAGTCGATACGTATAATATCCTGCACTATCAAACCGCGCGCGTAAACGTAGTCCTGCCCCTCGACTATCGGCAAATCCATTTCGCGCAGGAACTCCGGCAGGGTGCCAAAGGTCGCGCCGTAGTTGGATGCCTCGACGATAGGCTTAGTTACTCCAGTTAGTCTAACTATACGGCCCTCCGTGCTGGATAGATAAATACAGCTTTGGCGTTTGGTGTCTGTCTGATTACCCCAGCGCGCTATCTTCATAGACTCGCAGGGCGCGTAATTCTTTCCTGCTGGCGTATCTTCGTCCGGGTAGGCCGTTACCTCGATATAGTTATTAGCCGTGTTTACGCTGTTCACGCGTAGCCAGCAGGTGTAATACTTACCGCTGCCGCTGGCCAGTGTGTTAATAATGCCCTTTAGCACGTTGCCAACTGCCTGCGCGGTAAAATACCCGTCCCACTTGCTGCGCAGGTGTAGGCCGTAGCAGTTATCGCCCAAATCGTCCACGCTGTCGATAGTGTCGGCCTCAGTAAGCAACTGGTCGCCCTCTATCGCGCTAAGACGGTTAATAATAAGCTCTAAGCACTCAAAGTAACTACGTACTCGCACGCTCTCAAACTCCGCGTTACCCTTAGCGTCGATGCCTGCGCCCTTACCTGCGTAAAGCGATTTTATAAACTCCCCAAACTCAGCACCGCCGCCCATATAGGAAACGCCCGCTACACGTATAGCCTGCTCAAAGGTTATATTACCTTTGGCCACATCATCGACTAAACGGCTAAGGAACTGTTTACGTATCGGGCTATCCTCGGTAAGGTCGTTAGCCACGTCCGCGTAGCCGGCTTTTACCTTTTCCGTTATCTGCTCATATACCGCGTTACCCTTGTCGTCTGTTACTTCCTTTTGTCGGGTCAAATACTCGTAGCCGTCCGCGTCTGTGCTGATTTGGTCTAACGCCTGCTTGTTGGCGTGGTAATGGTCGTTAGGGCTTACCGCGCTGCCGCTTCCATTAACGGTTACTACAGTGCTGCCGCCTCCGGTGCTTTCGCCTCCCAGCTCGCGCAAACGCTCACTACGCGGACGCTGGCCGCGCTTAAAGGTCTTTAATTCATATACTGCCATATCCCATTACTCGTTATTACGTTTATACTCGTCGGGGCGCAGCTCAACAAATACAGCCTCGCTGCAATCCATTCTAACGTCTTGCGTTTCAGATGCCACCATAAACAGTTTGCCGTCTTGGTTGTCCTCTCGATACACCGCTATAGGTTCGTGCAATATCTGCGCGTCTCCGCTTAGTGTAGTCCTGCGCTGCGCAAACTGGCTGTATAGGGTTCCTATTAGCAAGTCCTCGGCCTGCGTGGTACGCCCAGCGCGGGTAAATGTGTTTATCTGTTTGCCGGTCTTGGCATTGAAATAAGCACCGCGGGCCGTCGGTACTCCCTCCGCGCTGGTGCCGCAAATGGTGTCTATCTCGATAGGCTCCTTAGCCGCTCCGTTCAGCTGCGCGTTATACTCTACGTCGTCGGTATTTATCGTTTTGTCAAACTGGCCAGCGTTCATAATCTCAATTTCGGGCAGTTTCATTAAAAGCCACGCGATTTTACCCCATAGCGATTTAGGGCCGTTTTCTGCCTTTTCTAAGTCTGTACCCTCATTTACAATTAGCCAACCCTCGCGGCGTACCTCTACCCACAGCTTACCGCCACCGCCTCCAAAGTTCGGATAAGGGATATACTGCCCTGCCTCCGCGTTGGTTAATATGGATATAGTAGCCTGCTTGTGCGGGTTAATCGCTGGCCGGTTCTTCTTCCAGCCCAGTACGCCGCTGGTATCTACGTGGTCTTGCGCGTCGTAGTAGCAAAGATAACCCCACGCGTTCGGGGCTTTGTCTCCAGTATATTCTACCCAGCCGCCGTATGTATCGTTAAGCGTAGTAGCAGGATAGTTTACGGGCCTCTTAACGATGCTGCGATTATCCCATACGTACACGGTGTCGCTACCGTCCGGCTGGAACTTGATAGTAACGGGTACATATACGTAATTACCATATCGGTTAAACTGGTCGTACCAGTCTTTTTGCTCCAAATACTTCATTATATTAGCCGCACTTTCAAACGGGTTAAACCGCGGGTCTAACAGCATATCTATACCTACGCGTACTACTAACTCGCTGCTATTCGCGATAGGTGGCACCCATACCGGGTTACTCTTAAATAAAGCAGGGCCTATGCTGGCAGTAGTACCCGGTATCTTTGGCTGCCCGTGTCCTTGGCTCTTATACTCAGCATACCAGTTTTTATTTGTTCCTACTTTGATACCCGCCACAGACTGCCAAAATAACGCTATACCCTCGCTTTCGCTTCCATCGTACTGCGGCACAATCTTATAAAAATAAACGCCGTCGCCCAGTTCTGCGTTATTACCCTCCTTAGCTACCCATATAGTAAACCCGCAGTCGGTCGCGTCTATCCAGTCGGTTAGCGCGGTGCTGTAGTGGTATGAAAAATAGGTAGCTCCGTTGCTGCTGCCACCGCTAAGCTGATTTAAGGCCATAAGCGTAGCATCTGTTTTAATATTTCCCCAGCAGTCAGTCGGCGATAAATTACCGCTCTGCGCGTAGGTACTCCACGTAATTTTAGCGTTATTATACACCACATCTACGCCCATAGTTTGGCTGCTGCCGTCCCACACGATAGGCAGTTTATTAGCCTGCCGATAGAGGCCGTTAAGGTCGTAGATATAAACCTTACCGGCTCTTTGTATCATACGCAGGGCAAGTGGCTGTAAAATACCCTCGATAACTTCGGTTAGCGTTGAGGCTTCGCCGTCCTCGTCGTAGAAATTATCGCTACGTACTTTAACGTCGCTAAGGTGCATAGCTTTAGAGCTTCCGGTTAGCGCGGTACTTATTAGACTGTCGTCTATGCCACCGCAGTTAATACCGCAGCGTCCTATACAGTAGCTAACAATCTCGTACAGCGTCTGCATATTACCCAAATCATATTTAAGTCGTTCCAGCACTCCGAAATCGGTAAACGATAACGACACCGTGTAACCGTTCAGCTGCTCGTAGGGTTCTTCGTAAAACTCTGTATCTATGCAGCCACTCCAGTATAGCGCATTATTACGGTATATATCCAGTCTAACGCGGCCTACCTCGATGCTATATAAATCCTCGTAGGTTCTATCGCCGGGACTGACTATTTTAAGCGTAGCTGTACTGCCTTGTATAACTTCCTCTTTGCTCTTTTCGTTCCACTCGATAGATAGCGGCTCGTCTGCGTCAAACTCCAGCAGGCCGACGGCCTCAAATTCGCCGTCGGCCTCCTGCCATATCTCTACACGCCATAACACGTTAGATATACTTAGAAATTCGCCTTTATATCTTAAATACTTCATACTAACTGCGTTTAGTGTGGTTATTCTCCTTTGCTATGATACCTACCAGCTCGCGGCCGCGTATCTTAAACTCCACTTTGCCTAAATCTATGCCGCTACCGGGTTCGGCCAGTAGTCCGCGCAGCTTATCCAGTGGCGCGATAACTTCCGGGTTACTGTTGGCTCCGGCATACTCGCCCACCATCGCTAACGTAGGGCCGGACGCTACGCCACCATCGGCCAGCATCGGAATACCTGCCGCTGTTACTGCTGCCAGCATCGCGGTAGTAAATCCCATAGCGATACCAAAACCCGCAAACGGTATGTACGCGTGTGCGGCCATATACTCGGCTGCTGCTAATTCTTTCCAGCTGGCTGCCTCCAGCTTATTAGCGGTAATAATCGCCGCAGACGATGCCGCGTTAGTGGCTGCCGTTGTTCCTCGTACTGTAGCCTCGGTAGTCTCTGCCGCAGCTTCTACGCCCTTAGTGGCCGCGTGCGCAGCACTGGCACCAGTAAGCAGGTTAATAATGCCTACTACTGTCTGTATGCCGTTGTATAGACCTATAAAGCCGTCGATAATGCCTACTACTATCTGCCACGCGCTGCCGTTGCCTTTTAATGCGTCGGTTATACCATCTACGCTGCTGGCTATATTCTTTATACCGCTCCATCCGTCTTGCAGCGATTTGCTTACAGATACGCTGGTTTTCTCGGCCTCCTTGCCCGCGTTCTTAATAGCGTCGGCCTTAGCGTTCCACGCGTCTATCTGCTTGTTAATGGCTGCGGCCTCGTCTATCGTCGCGGTCTGTAGCTGGTCGGTAAGTATGCTAATGTTATCGTTAATATCCTTTAAGGTCTTAGCGTCCTCTTTCCACAGCGGGCCGCTATCTACAGCTTTGCCCGCGTTCTTGATAGCGTCGGCCTTAGCGTTCCACGCGTCTATCTGCTGGTTAATGGTCGCTGCCTCCTCTTTGCTGGCGGTTTGTAACTTCTCCTGCAATATGCTGATATTATCGCCTATTTCCTTTAAGGTGGTCGCGTCCTCTTTCCAAAGTGGGCTATTATCCTCCGCAGCTTTGCCCGCGTTCTCGATAGCGTCGGCCTTTTCCTGCCAGCCAGCTATCTGCTGGTTAATGGTCGCCGCTTCTTCTACGCTGGCCGTCTGTAGCTTCTTACGCAGTATATCTATATTATCGTTAATCGCCTTTAAGGTGGCCGCGTTTGCGTCGAATTTTGGTACATCTACCTTTGGGGTAGTGGCTCGGCCTCCGGTTGGCTTAGGCTTGCCCGGCGGGTTCGCGTACTTCTTCTGCGTTTCGGCCAAATCAATTTTAGGCGCGGCTTTCGGCTTTGTTACCTTTACGGCTACCTCCACCTTTTTATTACCCAGTCCTAAAATGTTTTTCAGCCATTCCCACGCCTCCTTACATTTCTCTACCAGCCACGCGAAAGCCTTAGCCAAACCATTCATAATGGCAGTAGCCAGCGGCTTAATAGCCTCCCAAACCTTATCTACGATTTTCCGGAAACTCTCGCAATTATTATACGCGTATATGATAGCCGCCACTAACGCACCTATGGCCGTTATTACGATGCCGATAGGGTTAGCAGTAAGTACTAAGTTAAGTACCTTTTGTACGGCCGTCCACGCTGCCGTAGCTACAGATACAACCTTTTGCGCGGCCGCTACAGCCAAAGCCGCGCCCTTATTCTTAACCATTGCCACGGTAGAGGCTAAAAAGGCTTTAGCGGACGCATACAGCGTAACAGATAGGGTTTTAACGCCGGCCACCAAAGTAGTAACACCGGCCAGCGCAGTAGAGGCCTGCGCCGCGATAGTAACGAAAGGCAGCGCGCCGTTTACCATCGCGCCTAATTCCTCTTTCATATCGCCCAGCGTGTTTACTAACTGCTGCTGCTTTCCGCTGTCTGTCTTGGCTAATTCGGCGTTCATATCGCCTACGTTGTTCTGTATCACTTGGGCCAACATCGCGGCTTTTTCCTGCTCGGTGCCATACTTAATTACGTTGGCCTCTGCCTCGGAAAAGCTAATACCTACGCGCTTTAGCGCATCTACTTGGCCCATCATAGCTTTACCCATTAAGTTACCTATCTGCACCGCGTCGCCCGTGGTGGCAGATAGTCCCTTTTGCTGTGCTAACAAATTATTCATAGCAGGCAGCAGGGTTTCCAAACTATCTTTTTCTTTCAAAAAAGTAGCTACCTGCTGCGCGCCGCTTAGCTGTACCTCATCGCCGATAACGCCTATTTCCTGCTGCGCGCTGGCCAATTCCTTAATGCTCTGTATCTCCTTATCGGTCGCGCCCATACGCTGCCGCATAATGGTAGATAGCTTTGTTTCGGCCATTTCCTGCACGGCGTAAGCGTCGGCCAAATCCTGCAAACCGGCTTGCAGCTGGTTAAAACTACGCTGCGCCGCGTCGATGCCAGTAGCCAAAGCTGCAAAGTTTATCGCGCTGCCCTTTAGCTGCTCGGCCTCCGATAGCGTGGACGTAATAACCTTTTTTAGCCCGTCTGCATCGCGGGCCAAATCCTTAAAACTCTTGCTGTCGCCGTCCAGCTTAAAAGTTATAGATATGGTGCTTTTTCCTGCCATACTTATACATTTAGAGGCTATCGCCCAGTTTCTTTACTAATTCTTCCATACGCTTACGCTGCTGCGCTGGTGTTATATCCTTTGCCTTAGCGTTAGCGCGTTTGCCCTTTTGCTTATCCCACGGAAACGGTAGCAACTTTTCCGGGGTTATCTTTTTGTTTTTAGCGATATGCGGCTGTATGGTAATAGTAGCCAGTAGGCGCATACGCTCCCAGCAGTCCTTATACTCAAAATCGCGCTGCTCCGCATACGCTTTATAGACGGCTTCAAACTCTGCAAAATCCATCTTGCAAAAGTCGTCATAAGATAAGCGTATGCCGGACAGCGCGATACCCAGTAAATCGTAGATGCCTTTAACGGGGCCTATCTTTTTTTTTCAGCCTCGCCGTTTTTTGCTGCTCCCGCCTGCATCGCCTTTGCCCAGTTCTCCATATCCTCCGCGGATAACGCGTCCGCGAAATCCATAAGCGGCATATCGAAAGGCACTTTGTCGGCAGCTGAGGCAGACGCTACACAGCAGTAGAGGTACGTACAAAGGTCGCTAAAGTTATCCGTAGTAATCTCTGTAACCTCCTTGCCGGTCTCTTTCTTAAAGCGCAGCATCGCGCCCATAGTAGGGCGACACGGGTACACTTTACCGTTAATCGTTACTTCTATATTTGTTTTCATAAGCGCAAATTTTATTCGCCCGGTGTTTCCGTAATCGCGTTTTCGTCCAGCGTTGTAGGCTCGCCGTCGTTCTCCAGCGAAATACTGTACGTCGCGTCGTCGTTAGCCGGGTCGGTACGTTCCAGCGAAGCGATAACACACTTACCAGCCAAATACGGCTTTTCGCTCTGCTCTCGCTCCATACACTTAACCTCTACAGACTTACCGCTTTTCCACAGCGCGAAAAGCTCCTTAAATCCGTTTTCGGTCTCGTCGTAGAATACCAAACCCTCTGAACTGATAGAATACGATAGACCTACTACGCCCTTTTTCTTCCATAGGCCGCCGGATATTCCAGCGGTAGCCACTGGCTTAACGGCGCGCTCTTTGGTCTCGCTGTTAAATGTGGTGGTGTGGCTGGTACAGCTACCCACCGCTTTGCCGCCTACATAAAGCAGCATATCGCTACCATTACAGTAGCCCGTCTTTGTTCCTGCCATATTCTTAAATCTTTACTTCAAAAACTAACTGTTGCACATACGCATCGGCCTGCCAGCCCTCCTCACTATCCGAAAGTTTGCAGCTACGCATAGCCAGTCCGTCGCTTTCGTACTGCACGTTATCCAAAGCCGCGCGCACGGCCTCGGCCAGCTCTACGCCCTCCGTATAATCGGCGGTGTAGCAAAGTATCTCGATACCCACGGTATCGGCTCCTACACGGCCTTTAACGGGTTCCTTGGTTAGCTGCGTGCGACGATACAGTATATAGGGCAGTTCTGCGCTATCTGTTACCACGGGGAAAACCTTTTTAGTACGGGCTATTACCTCGTCGTCGTCGATAAGGATAGCGCGGATAATTTCGCCCGCCGATAAACTCGTTTTACTTACAGCCATACTTTTCTGCTATTTTCGTTACATTCTCTGTTACCATATCCCGTATATCCTGCGTTACGGTGCCCCGGACACCATTAAGCGTTTGCGCCATAAAGCCGTAACGCCTCATTTTGCCGGTTCGGTGCGCCTCTCGCTCTCGGCTGGCCCGTCGCCGGGTGCCTTGCTTAGGCTTCGTTTCACGCTCCGCGGTTCCGTCCTCGGCCCATATTAACACGGGTTTTTTAAGTCCCTGCCGGTTAGTGTGAAATCCCGCTTCGCCTTTACCATTTTTGCCCGCTTTCTTAGTACCAACTGTTACCCGGAAACCTGCGGCCCGCTTAAACACTATAGCGCGCACGCCCTTTTCCAAATCCTTATTAGAGCTAATACTACTGCGCAGGTTATTTATAGCTGTTTTGCGTACTTTGTTGGCTTCCCTGCGGAAACCTCCCTTTAACGCCTGCATCCTGCGTTTAGGCTCCAGCTCAGCGAATAACCGCTGCAAATTCTTGTCGTCGTACTCGATGCTCTGTGCCATAATGGTAAAGTTATTCGTTTACACGGTCGCAAAGTAGGGTATTATAGCCCTTATCGCGGTTAGGTATAATCGACACAATCGTATAGAGGTTGCCGCCCAGTTGCTGCGCCCTCCAGTTCTCCTGCACCGGGTGCGCGTCGCGTATATTAAACTCGGCTGTATGCGCGGGGAAATGTTCGCCCACTTCCTCGCTGCGGCTACCAGTAGCTCGTACACGTTCGGCACGTACTACGCGTGTAGGCACGTACTCGGTACGCTCTGCGCCCATACGGTCGGTAACGCGCTTAGGCTCTAACAGCTGTAGTTTATATTTTAGGGTTCCTGCTCTCATACGGTTTAATCGCTTACCAGTTTACGATATGGTTTAATTAGGGCCTGCATAGTGTAGGGTACTTCGGCCATCTGCACACCGCTAACCGCTTCGCGCTGGTTATACCAGTGTCCGGCGATAAGTAAGACGGCCTGCTGTAGCATAGCGGGGAAATCTCCCCCGCCTGCCTCCAGCAGTTCGTCTTTTGTTCGGTTGGTGGCTGTGCATACGTACTGCTCTGCCGCGCCTAATAGGTGCTGCAAATACGCGTCGTCGTCCGTAAAGTCGTCCGCGTGGACGTGTTTTTTAAGCAGTTCTAAATCCACTGTAGCCATAACTAAACGCTATAAACTTCTACGTATGTTAATACTCTCTTACTCCTTGCCCGGTGTTACCTTAGCAAGCGCAAACGCTTCCTTACGCAAAGTTGTAGTGCCGTAGTTCACGTTAAGCACGAAATCTACAGCGTCCTTACGTGCTTGGCTGTAAGGGTCGATAACAAACGACATATCGCCGAAAAGTCCCATAGGCTGGTATCTCCAGTCGCCCAAACCGATGTTATTTTCTCCGATATAGTTTGTAGTGAACACTGGCAGGCCCGCGATATGGTCGTTTTCACATACCATAATACCGCTGCCCGCGTCCTTTGGCGTGGACTCTGCGATAGCTTTCTGCGCCTTGGTCATTACCCAGCAAAGGTTATCGCCATCGACACCAGTAGCCAGTACCTTTGCTTTAAGGGTGTTAAACTCCTTAAAGGTCGGGGTCGCGCTGAAAGTGGTTGCAGTCGCGGCCAAACCTACAAACGGGCCTACCAGTGTGGTAGCTGCTGTTACCTTAGTAGTACTGAAAAGGATTTTGTTAAGCAACATAGACACCGAAAGCGGCATAAGTTTCTTAACAATCATTTCCAAAATACCCTCGGTTTGCATCATCGACTGACGGGTTACTGGAATAGCGATACCGATACGCTGAGGCGACGCGGTAAGTTTAGACAGCTTTACTTTGGTGTCTGTAAGTGCTACGCCCTCGCCTGCGATAGTAGCCTCTACGGTCTCGTAAGTAGGCCAAACGTAATCGCCGGCCAAACCGGTAGGCATAGGCAAACCAACCTTGTTAAGGATAAGGCCCTCCACCAGCGGGTCTAAAATATCCTGCACCTTTACGGGTACGATGCCACCGGGTACAGCGTCGGCCACCATTACCAAATCACGTACTAACATAATTCGGGTCTGCTTGCCGTTGCTCATATTCTCGCGAATAATCGTGTTTACGTCGGCCACGGTGTTAGGGTTCTCGCGCATCTGCTCAGCAGCAGCGGCCTGCATCTTCATTTGCAGCAGTTGGTTTTCGCGTACTAACGCCTCGTACTCGGTAGTCTCGGCCTCGTTGCGCTCGCGCTGCTCCTTTTCGCACGCGTCAGCAATCGCGCTGATACGCTCGCAGTTGGTCTGATATTTATTAACCAACTCGCGCACATTAACTGTTTTCTTGTGCATACAAAAAACTTTTAGGGTTAAACTTAAATCTAAATCGACTGCGCAGCAGCGCGGCGCATTTCGCGCACTTGCTCACGCATTTTCGTTTCGTCTTTCTTTGGCTGTTCGGCCTCTCGCAGTTCCTGCACCAGCTCGCGGGCCTCGGCCTCGCAATTAGTGTCCGGGTATGCAGGGTCGGCGGCCAGTGTAAAGTCATAAACGCCCGTTACGACATTTACGGTATATGTTACCACGGTCTTACCGTTCTCGCGCTTAACGTCGCGCGATACGTAGGCACTATCGTAATAGTGGGTAGTAAACATAAAGCTACAGCCGGCTATATCGCCGCGTCGTACCAGCTCCAGTGCCTTATCGCCGTCGGCCGTGTGTGGTGCCTCAAACTCAAAAGCCACGCCCATATCGTCCACGGTATAAGTAAGCGTACCGCTGCCGTTCTTGCTTCTCGCTAAGATTAACTGGCGGTCGTGAAACATAGTCATTTTAATATCGCAGCCGTCCAGCAGCTCTTTGGTTATAGCCTCCGGCGCGATAACTTCGCGGGCCTCCTCGTCGTCGTAGTCATACAGCGGCGCAGACGGTACGCCGAAAAGGATAGCGTAGCCGGTTATAGTTCGGCTTTCCTTTTCGCCCTCCGCGGCTTCTCGCACGTGCAATTCCGCGCACGTGTGTAGCATACGTGTTATTTCGGTGTTCTTATTCTTCGCCATCTTTATTCTGTTCTTTTGGTTCGCTACTTGGTTCCGGTTCTGCCACTGGCGCGCTGGCCTCCTTGATACCTTTAAGGTTAGCAGACACCAGTACGGTATCGCCGCCCTCTACAGCTGGTTTGTTTTCTTCCCTGCGCCATTCATTTACTGTATAGATGCCCGCCGCTATTGTTGCAGTTTGGTATTTTACCCTACTATCCAAATCGCAGGCATACAAACCGCGCCGGTCAAACTGGAAAACGCGCTTACAGCATAACGTAGGGGCTACCAACTTGCGCAGCAGCTCTACTTCTATCTTGCGCAGCATAGGGTTAAGCGTAGTACTGAGGAAAGCGACGTTAGCCATTTCCGCGGATTTGTAGTTATTGCTCGTATCGTCAAACACAAACGACGGATGCACGCCGAAAAAGCGGCATATCTCGCGGACGCTAAATTTACGTGTCTCCAAAAACTGCATATCGGTAGAGCTTAACGAAATAGGGCTAAACTGCACCTGCCCCGGTAGCGATACGATACGCTCGCCGCTTCTAAATCGGCCGTCTAAATCTACCGCCGTTTTTTCCAGCTCCTTATCTTGGTACTCACCGAAACCGCGCACGCTGGTATCGTTAGACACGATGCCGCGGACGTTGCCGCCGTTGGCAAATCGGTTAAGGGTCTCGTTATCGCCCGTGCTGGTAATATCCAGCGTAGTACGGGCAAATCCCAGCGTAGATAAGCCGGTTTTACCGTCCCTGCTGAAATTCTTAATATGTATAATCTCGTCCTCTCTGTACGTACCGCTAATGCCGGCGTTAAAATCGCGGATAGTGTACGTATCGTTAGTAGTATCGTGCGCCACGGCCGTAGGTTCGGCCAAAGCTAACCGCGCTACCTCCATAGTAACGAAATCGTAGATAGGGACTATATAGGCGTTACCGTTCAGTAAAAGGTGCTGCACCACCAAACGCCAAAAGTCCACAGCGGACATATACGGACACGGCTGCACGTTTAGCAGGTAGTGTAAACGGCTGCTTTTATCCTCCGCGAATATATCCCCCTTTAGGCGCATATATTGTACGGGCAGGTTCGCCACACTATCGGCCAGTATATTAACGCAGCGGTAAACTGTAGCTATAGATAAGTCCATACCAGCGGGCGCGAATATATTAACGCTGCCGGTTCTTGGCGCGCTCGCTACTGGCTCTTCCTCTACAGCCTTGCTACGTCTAAAAAAGTTCCTTATATCGTCTAATAGTCGCATTAAAATTCTATTTATCTCTATTTATAACCCGAATATCGGTTATTTGGTACCACGATAACCCCTATAACGGTGGAAAGTTACCCGAAAAGTGTTAAATCCGTGTTAAATTTTGGTTTTACATTTGGAAAATCAAAACAAAGTATTACCTTTGCACCAGTTAAACAAATAAACAGTTACAGATATGAAACTATACGACAACAAATACCCTATTTCCGATAATGCGGAATACGTAGTAGATTATATCTACGATAACCCCAGCGGCCCAAACTTCTACTTTCAGCTGGTAAGACTTAAAGATAACGCAATACTTTGCGCTCACAAAAGCCAAACCGATATAATACTACACTGCTGGTCGGTGGGCATACCAAAAGAAAAGGTAGCGTTTATCTAAGATCATTAACCGGGGCTGGTTCCGGCCAGTCCCACAAAAACAAAATGAATATGGCAGCTTTCAAAAACTTTGCGGACGTTACCGCAGCAGATTTAGAGTTTACAAAAACCGTTAAGGCAAACAAATGTATCGTTAGCCGTTCTAACCAGCAGGCAGCCGCCCAGCTCCTTAACAAACTTATAGAGCTGGCAGCGTAACAGATAAAACAAGTAATAACCGGGGCCGGCTACGGCTGGCTCCACAAAAACAAAACAGATATGCAGATTATAAACGAAATGGAATTTAGCCGCGTGTTCGGTATGGGCACCGCTAAGGTTTATGTAGAGGAAAGCAAAACTAACTACTACGTTTCTATCCAGCCGCACAAATACGCTATGCCCGTAGTGGTAGAGGAAAAGGTTAGCAAAAAGCAGGCAAAGGATATGCAGGCAGCTATCGACGTGGTTTACAAAGAATACGAAAGCAAAAACGCTGGCTGGAAATGGGTACAAAAGTAGAGCATAGAGGCGGGGCGCGTCCGGGTTCGGGCCGTCCTACCAAATCGAAAGACGGCGCGCGCGTTACTTTCTCGGTAATGGTTAGCCCAGTAACTCGCAGACGCATTACTGAGCTGCGCGCAGCAGGTGTTAAACTCGGCGAAGCTATCGACGCTATGGTAGCACAGTTAGCCGCCCAGTATGATATAGACTAAAAAAGCCCGCCCTAAATAGGCGGGTTTCTTTGTTTTATCTCTCGTAGTCGATAAATAGACGCATACACATAAGCGTAGTTATTACTCCGTCTATCTTCTGCGTATGCTTACGCTTTATCGGCTTGCAGTTCTCCAGCTTATCGCTATCCAGTACAGCATTACCAAAGCAGTAGGCGTTAATCGGGTTATCGTTAATATAGATATGGCCCGTTTTCGCGCCGTGTTCAAAGCTTTCTACCGGCGCGGTAAAGGTTCCGTAGGTCTGCCGTATGCCGGTTATCACGTTACCCGCTCCGGACGCTGCCAGCATATTTATAACCTCTTGGCTCTTCCACGGGTCGTAACCTATACCCAATATACGCACATAGCCGTTAAGCCTCAGCACGTAGTTTACTATCTCGCGGTAGTCTATTACGTCGCCCTCTGTCAGTAGTAGAAAACCTTTAGCCGCCCACGTCCTATATAACTTTTCGTTAGGGTGTCCGGGTAGCGCGCCCTCCGGAAAAAAGTAGGCCGTATGGAAATAAAAGTTTTTCTGCCCAGCGTCGTACATACCCATAGTAACCGCGCTAAAGTCGTCGCTTTCGCTAAGGTCTATAGCTACCATCGCGTCCGGTCGGCCCTTGATGCCGTCTAAGTTCATAGGCTTAGATATATGGCGGGCCAGCGTAGAGCTTATCCAGCTGCGCTGCTCGTTCTCAGCATAGAGGTTAAGCAGCTTAGTACGGAAAGCTAACATAGCCTCGCTGCCATTACGTACCGCGTTCTTATACTCCTGCCGGTAAAAGTCCAGCGATACGGTAATACCTAAATGCGGGTGTACCTTTATCCACGTGCTTTCGTCGTCCTCTGCGTCGTCTAAATCCGGCTCGAATATATGTGCAAATACGCTGTCGTCCTCATACTCGCCCAGCAGCACAGCTTTATAACCTTGCAGCATTTCGTAAAATGGGCCGTCGAATACGTCCGACGCGGTGGTTATAATCGCCGTTAGCGGGTTCTCACGTACACCCATAGAGGTAGTAAGCACCGTTAGCAGTTCGCTGCTGCGCGCTTGGCTAAACTCGTCCATAATTACAGTAGAGGCGTTTAGACCGTCTTTTGTGCGGGCGTTGGCTGTAAGGCACTGCGCAAACGCGCTGCGGTCTTTTCGCTTACTCTTAACCGTCTGCTCGTTCACAGTATAGCGGCGTTCTTTGGGGTCTAACTTCAGCACGCAGTTACGGATAACGTCGAAACACTTTTTAGCTTGGTCGCTACTGTTGGCTCCGGTGTAGCTCTCTGCGTTAGCATCGCCGTACAGCAGGTCATATACGGCCAGCGACGCGGTGCTGGTTGTCTTGGAAAACTTACGCGGCACATATAGCACGGCCTCCCGGACTACTCGTTTAGTACCCTCCCAAAAGGCAAATATACTGGCAAACTGGAAATACTGTACCGGGGTAAGCGCGTACCGCTGCTGCCCAGTCTTACCGGGAAAATACAGACTTTCATAGAAATCGGCAAACTGCCATACCTCCGTCGCGTTGATGCCGTACTTATCGCACATATAGAAAAACCGCTGTACGGCCAGCTGCTCGTAGAGGTTGTGCGCGTCCGGGTTCCCTGCCACCATACGCACGTAGCTATCCAGCCGGCTATCTATCTCGGTAAGTCGGTAGCGGTCTATATCCGTATTAGCCAGCAGGTCGGTAACGTCCGCTTTCGCCTGCCTCAGTTTGTCTTTTTCTTCCTCTGTCATACTTTTATGGTTCCGTAACTTCTATTTCCATTAGACGGCGGGCTAATATCTTTTGGCACAGCTCGACGTTTTGCGTTAGGTCTAATTCGTAGGGGGCTACGAAAGCCTCCATAATCTCGTCTAAGTCCTTAACCTGCGGCAGACTAACCACGCCCGGCACAATACGCAGGGCGCGCAGCATTACGATGCTGCAAAGCGCATTAACGCGCAGCGCAGAAAGGCTTATAGCTTCGCCGCGGTATTTGCTGTTTAGCGCGTTCGCTATGGTGCATCGCATAACGGTAAGGTTATAAGCGTTTTGCTGCTGGAAAGCCTTAGCAGTCTCCCGGACGTTCTCGCGGTGCTGGCGGTCTAACGACTTTTCTACAAAATTGTTATACGTTACCCGCATAGCCTTAATAGCTCTGCACAGCTTTAGCGTTACGCTTATCCGGTTGTCTGCACAGATTTTTAGTGTACTATCCACGTAGCCCCAAATAACCTCTGCCGCGGTAAGCGATATAAAAACGCTGCGCGCGGCTTCTCTGTTGTTCTGTTCCATACTCTTAGCCCTCCTTTGTCTTGATAATAGTAGGCTGCTGGCGTTTCTTCGTCAGCTTCTTAGTTAAGTCGGCCAGCGGGTCGTCGTCCACGCCTCCCGACAAATCTACAGCGGTAAGCCCTAACGCTTTCATCTGTCGCGTTATAAGTTCCTGCGCTTCCTTGGCTATCTTAAAAACTGGATGCGGTGCCAACTTCTCGCCGTAGCGGGTAGTCTCGTAAACCGTTGTTTCAGTCAGCCCGTCGATTTGTTCGTTAGCCATATCCAAATTACGCATAGCTGAGGCCAGCGACGTTATTTGCATATCCAGCCCTCTGCTGTAGGTTCCGTTTTGCTTTAACGTCTTGGTAATATCCTTAACGTACTCCTTTACTGTTTTAGCCATATTCTTGCTATTTTCGTTACTATTTTGTCGATTATCACTAAAATTTAGCGGGTTCGCCGTGTTACTGCATATTTATACACATATACGGCCAAAGTTCCGCGTTTTCAAATTTTGGCTGCGCGTCGCGCGAATATGGGGGCGAGGTTTAACGGCCATTACCCCCGTTAAAAAATACGCCCCCGGTCATTGCGTAACGTCGTCGCCAAAAAATCTATAGTTAAACTCGCGCGCCTGCTTCGCCTTGCGTTCTTTGTTTGCTTGCCGGCCGCACCTACCTAACTCTGTATGTACCTTAACGTGGCAGTCGTGGCATAGTGCCTGCGTGTTATGTACGTCGTACATTCTCTGCACGCGCTCCCGCTGGCTTAGTGCCTCCTCTACTGGCTTAACGTGGTGTACCTCTGTAGCCGCTGTGGTTCTTCCCTCTGCTAAGCATCGCTGGCATAGTGGATGCGCGGTTAATACTTCTTTTCTCAGCCGTAACCACCTGCTCGTATGTATTAGCTTTTGGTAGTTCTTATCTTTTGCCATAGCCTTTTATTACTTTCTTCTTAGTGTAGTTACTTATCTGCATATCATTATCCTTTGCGCCACTGGCAGGCATACTGCCCAACTCAGCAAACATACTGTCTATATACTCGCCGTCGTCGTCGGGTATATCATACTTACGGCTATCTACTCCCTCCATACGGTCTAACAGTATGTGCGTAAAAGATACCAGCAGCTCGCACACATTCTTAAACTTGTACTTATTCGTTAAGTGCTGTAGCTTATTGTAGGTCTGCGGGTCTATGCTTATATTAACCCTCTTTCTTTCGCTCATAGTGTTTACGTATTAAGTAGTTCAGACTATCTAATAAACTCTGCTGCACTCCCTTTTTGTCCTCCAGTGCTGCGCTGGCTCTGTCGTCCACCGTGCCGCTGCATACCAGCTTATAGACCGTTACCGGGTAACGCTGGCCTTGTCTGTGCAATCGTGCGTTAGCCTGCTGGTAGTGCTCTAAGTTCCAACCCGTGCCAAACCATACGATATAGTGGCCGCCCTGCTGCATATTAAGACCGTATGCGGTGCTGGCCGGATGCGCCAGTAGTACGTCTATCTCGCCATTATTCCAGTCCCTTAAATCGGCTTCGCCTTGATAGGTTCTTACTCGGTAGCCTTTAAGACGTTCAGAAATGCGCGTAATATCGTGCTTATACTGGTAGAACACTAAAACGCTGTTACCGTTGGCCGCTTCGACTATCTCGGCCAGTCTATCCAGCTTTTCGTTATGAATAGCGTGTACCTGCTTGTCGTCGTCATATATGGCACCGTTAGCAAACTGGCTTAACTTGTTCATTAGGCCCGCTGCGCTGTTGGCCAGTACGTTTGCCGGTTCGTCTCCGTGTTCGGCCTTAAACTCCAGCACCTTGTCGCGCTCAAACTTATTATACGCTGCCATCGTCTTATCGGATAGCTTAACGCTTACCGTGTGCGTTATCATATCCGGCAGCTGCAAATAGTCCTTAGCCTGCATACTAAGGCATATATCCGCTATCTTGTTACGTATAATATCCTCACAGCCTTTTTTAATATCGCAGCGTACTACTATGTTATTCCACTTGTGCGTAGAAAAGTAATTATCGCGGTACTTGCTTACAGACTTACCCAGCCGCTCGCCTTGGTCTATACAGTACATCTGCGCCCATAAGTCAATTAGGCCATTAGGCGCGGGTGTTCCAGTAAGGCCGATAATTCGCTTTACAGACGGGGCCGCTACTCTCATAGCCTTAAATCGCTCACTCTTGGAACTCTTAAAGCTCGTCAGCTCGTCGATAACTAAAGCATCGAAAGGCAGACGGCCGCCGTACTTTCCGCAAAGCCATACAAAGTTATCGCGGCCGGTAACGTAAACGTCTGCTTTTTCGGCCAGTGCTAAGCATCTTTGCTTTTCAGTCCCCAGCACCTTAACCACGCGAAGCCCTCGCAGGTGTTCCCACTTGTCTGCCTCAGTACTCCACGTCGTTTCGGCTACTTTCTTAGGGGCTACCACTAAAACGCGCTCTATATCGCAGTCGTCTATTAGCTGCTGTATGGCTGTTAAGGTAGATACCGTTTTACCCAGCCCCATATCTAAGAATAGACCGCAGCGGGGTTTATCTATAATCCATTGCGTAGCCGTCTTTTGGTAATCGTATGCTCTGTAAATCATATTATCGCCCTCCCTCGTATTTAGTTAAAACTCGGTCTATACTCTCTTTGCTGTCGCAGACGTGGACGGGATGCCCTATACTATCCATCTGCTTAAACCTTACCAACTGGATAGGCCGCGGCTTCTCTCCTTTGCTCTTTAGCTCTATCCATTCCGTAGCCCCGCCCGGAAATAAGCAAACGCGGTCGGGAAAGCCCACCATACCAGCATTACTGTATTTTAGGCATAAGCCGCCCAGCTCTTTTACGCGGGCTGCTAAATAACGCTCTATAGCTTTCTCGCTGTAGTCCGCGTGTCTTACTATCTTATCTATCGTTTTATCCATTTTTCTGCCTCCGGTAAACGGTAAACGCAAAAACTAACTTTTCCTTTAATACACCCTTATACACGTATATTGTATATTGTATATATACATTTATACCCATATTACAGTTATATACTATAAGTTATATATTTATCGTTTACTCCGTTTACCTTATATATTTATTATTGATTATCAGTTACTTAGCGGTAAACGATAGCGGTAAACGATAGCGTAAACGGAAATTTTGCGTTTACCCGTCCGCGTTCGTCGCCTGCTTTTATCGTTTACCTTGCGTTTACCTTTTTAGCCCGTTGCGTTTACCATCGTTTTTATATATCGTCGTCCTCGTCGGGCTGCTCCACGCGCCTAAATCCGCGCTGCGTTCCGTACAGCTTCGCCGCGTGCTTGGTAGAGCTAACGCGCTCCCATTCGGGCCGGTCGCCTATCATCTTACTAACGCGTCGGCATAAGTACTTATAGTCCTTATCTGCCATATCCTTACCCAGCTGCTCGCAAATAAACTCAGCCGCGCAAACCTTGTCGCGCTTAACGGTTCCCTCTGCTTGCAGCGGGTCGGGGTCTCGCAGGTAACTACGGCGCGCTTGTATATCCATCGTGTCCCAGTTCACGGGCAGCAGGGTATTAAGGTACTTATCCAGCATCGCCACTATAGGGTCGTCGTTGTCGTCGTTAAAATCCTGCTGGCGTTGCTTCGCTTGCGCCTCCAGTTCTTCGCTGAGGTATAGCGGTTCGCCCTGCTTGTAGTAGTGGACGGCCTCAGCCCAAAGCTGGTCGCGGTCGCGTCGTATCGCCTCGCTCCAGTCTTTATACTTACGTAGCTCGGCCACTACCGGGATAACCCAAAAGCGGCGGTTTCCCGTGTCTCCCTTTAGAAATAGTGCTTCGTTTGTGGTTCCACAAAATACACACTGCCGCGGATGCTCCAGCACTCGACGCGCATAGGCCGCGCGGTAAATATCTACCTGCTTAGACAAATGCGCCTTAACCTGCTCCACGTCGCTGCGCTTGATGCTGGAAAGCTCGCCCAGTTCCACTACCCACGCACGGCGTAGCTGCTCCATACCCTCTTTGCCCTCCAGCGTTGTAATACTGTCGTTAAACCATTTGCCGCCCATAACGCGCAGCAGGGTAGATTTGCCGATACCCTCGGCACCGCTCATAATAAGGCAGTAGTCGTATTTGCAGCCGGGGTTAAATACTCGCGCCACCGCAGCTACAAAGTGCTTGCGGCTCATAGCTCTATTTAGCTCGCTGTCCTCTGCGCCCATATAGTCTATAATTATCCTATCCAGTCGCGGCACTCCGTCCCACGTTAGCCCGTTGAGGTAGTCGCGGATAGGGTGATAACTGTGGCGGGTTAATACGGCTGTTAGCGCGTCCGCTATCTTCTCCTTACCCGTTATATCGTAGTGCTTTTCCAGCCATACGCGCAGGTTAGCGTCGTCGGTGTCCGTCCACTGGTTAGCGTTCTTATTCCACGGCAGGCCGTCTTTTGCTGAGTCCATACCCGTAAAAAGGTCGTGGACTATATGGCCGGCCAGCGCGGGGTCGTTCTCCAGTATAAGTATAATGTTAGCTATGTTGCACAGCAGCTTACCGGATTTGGTGTACTCTAATTCGGCTTTCCATTCGTCGTTATAATCTTCGGGTAGTTCTGCGTCGTCTAAGCCGTCGAAATCGTCGGCAGCTGCCTGCGCGCGTTCGCGGGCCATCAGCAGTTTAACGGCTTTGTCTTTTGCCGCAAATTCCTGCATAGCCGCGTAGCTCGGTTTTCTCGTCACGTCTAAAGCTCTGCTGCCCTCGTCCTGCGCGCCGAATAGATGCACGCGGCAAAGGTCGAAGGCATTGCACAGCTGCTTACTGGCGGGGTCGGTTTCGTGGTGGCTATAAGCAAATTTGCCCTCATAGCATACCAAACCGCCCGCCACACTTCCCAGCTTATAAGTGTAGCGGCCATCGTGTCCGGTTTTCTCGTATTTGTCGCTTAGGAAAGTATCTATAGCGTCCTCTATGCTGTAGGCGCGGCAAAATGCGCCTATAACTCCCGGCTTTTCGGTCGGGTCTCCCTGCTTCTTAATTTCGTGCGCTATAACGTCGCCCTCTCTGCTGGATAGCGGCCACGCGCTAACGTCCTTATAATCGACGTACCGCGATAGTATAGCGTCCACGTCGCAGGCTGGCCCGTCTTGGTAGTCGAAAACAAAGTCAGCATCTTTACTGGTACTTGGCCAGTAGAATAAACGGGGCAGTTCGTAGGTGGTATCGTCGAAAAGGTCTATACCTATCTCGGCCGCTATCTTTCTGCAAAGCGGCTCATATTCGGCCGGCGATACCTGCCTGCTGAGTGGGAAAACCAACCTATAGCGCGGTGTCTTACTGCTATGCTTATGCGTGCTGTAAATCATCGCGGCGAAGCCGAAAGCCATAGTAAAGTCGTCCCATACGTTTACGGTGCCGTAGTCTATATCCAAAGTGGCGACGGTACGATACATTACGTTAGCGTTCTTACGTATGCCGCCGCTCAGATACCCGCCCACAAAGCCGCCCACGTCTTTTACGTTACTTTGTTCCTCCTTGCTCATACGGGCGTATTCGGCCGCCGTTTCCCCGGTACGCTTGGTCTCGCTGCATCGTTGCAGCAGCTCAGACCAAAGCCAGTGCCGGTTGCGCCATTTCTTAGCTATGCGGCTGTGCGCGGTCGCTAAGTCTATGGAAAAATCATTATTTAGCCTTATATCCATTTAGCAAGTTATTAAAATACTCTGCATCGTTGCAGAAAATTAGTACGTCCCTTATTCCTTTGCGCGCTTTACTAACGTGCATTTCAAAGGGTCTTTGTTCTTCGTCTAACCGGGCGTATAGCTCCGTTAGATTAACTGCGGGCAGTTCCGCTGCCACGCGGGTACTAAAATCGTGGGTAGTCATAGATTACTCCTCCGCGATATAGTCCACGCAGGCCGCCTGCGTGTCGTCCACTGAATTATCGGTTAGGCTGCACTCGCTGCCTATATAGGTATGCACGCACAGCGCGCAGTTACCACAGCATCTAATCTCGTCCGCTTCCATACACTTTAGGGTTGTAAATGCCCGCCTTTCGGCGGGCTAAGATTAAAGAATAACTATTAACTACTAACGTAAAAATGCTGAAACTGGCCTAACTCTG